ATGAAAATCAGAATAAGTAATGGCTTTCTGAAAGGGTACTTGAGAGCATTGAATCTTACCGGAAATGATAAAGAGTGGCCGGATCTTTCAAACGAGAGAATAAGAGATTATGAGGCTTTAAGGAGCGATTGGGATAGTGTCGGAGAAACAATCAGAAGAGAAACCAGAGGTTTTAAACAAGCAGGATGTTGAGGCTGAAAGAGAAAGAGAAGAAGTAAGGCAGGTGGTGGCAGAGGTAGTACGCAGTGAGTTTAGTGGTCCTATCCCTCCACCAAGTATTATTAAAGGATATGAAGAGGTTTTACCAGGGGCGGCAGAAAGAATTATATCAATGGCTGAAAATCAGGCAAAACATCGTCAAGATTTGGAAAAGAAAATGGTTGCTGCCGAAGTAAGAGATAGTCTACTTGGCGTTTTGTTTGCTTTCTTTTTGGGAATCGGATGTATTGTAGCTGCAATTGTTATAGTTATTCTCGTTCCGCAAAACAGTGGTGCTATATCAAGTTCTGCATTAGGTATAGCAGGGATTGGTTCGATAATTGCTACTTTTATCAAAAGCACGAGAAGCAATCGTAATACCGATAAAAATGAGCCAAAGAAAAACGAGACTAAAACAGCACCACAGTTGGGTAACGAAAATAATTAGACGAAATGGTTCAGAAGTTTACATAAATCTATTTGAGCGTCTGGTCAGATTACTGGCTGGGCGCTTTTATTATAGGCATATGGCTCAGAGGGAGAGCGGCGGCCTTATAAGCCGTGTGTACTGGTTCGATTCCGATTATGCCTATTTAGTGGTAACTTCTATTGTATTGTATGGGTGCCGCACCAGTACAATTAATAGTTACTTGGGTTTATGTCGTTTATGTGGATCTACTTTAGTACCGTCTTCACGGACGTAACCTTTGACCTTCACGGACATTGGCCCCCGGCGAGGCGGTTTTTCACTGCATTTACCTTTACCTGCCATAAAATCACCTTCTCTTTTACGGTGCGGCACAAGAAAATTATATCATGGAGGAGACAAAATGCAAATCGAAATATTGGGGACAGAGTATTCCATAGAGCGCAAGAAAATATCAGATGATATCCTGCTGGAAGAAAAGGAAGGCTATTGTGACAACACGACAAAAAGCATTGTCACATGTATTTTAAAGCCTGAATATGGAAGTACAGTGGATGTAGTACCTGAAGAGAAAAGGATTCTGCGGCATGAGATTATTCACGGGTTCCTTTACGAGAGTGGGTTAGATGCAAATAGCAATTGGGGCACTGATGAAGAGTTGGTGGACTGGATTGCTCTTCAGTTTCCAAAGATGTTGAAAGCATTCCAAAAGGCGAATTGTATTTAACAACTAACTGGCAAAACTCTCCGTTTGACATAATAAAACATATGTTCTATAATAAATAAAAAGAACACATGTTTGGAGATGATAAAATGAATACCGGACCTACAAAACGGCAGATGGATGTATATAACTTCATTGTCGATTATATAACCAAGAATATGTATTCCCCGTCCGTAAGAGATATATGCAAGGCAATAGGGATTAGCTCCACATCAACAGTATGGAAGCATTTAGAGGCGTTAAAGCGTTTGGGACTGATTGATTATAAGCCAGCACAGACAAGGAGTATAGTATTAAAGGGTTATAAACTGGTAAAAGAGTAAGGGATACTTCGGTGTCTCTTTTATATTTGCAAAACAAACACGATTGAGAGGTGGTGAGGCTTGGCAAGAGCACCTGATGCCAGGGCAGAGCAGGCAAAAGAATTGTTTCTGTCAGGCAAGAAACTGATTGAGATATCCGAACTCATGAAAATCCCGGAAGGGACAATCAGGAGTTGGAAGAATAGATATAAATGGAACGATGCAACGTTGCAGAAACCTAAACGCAACGTTGCGAAAAAGCGCGGGGGCCAACCCGGAAACAGGAATGCAGAAGGGAATAGAGGCGGATCTGCGCCAAAACGTAATAAGAATGCAGTGAAAACAGGAGAGTTTGAGACTCTCTTTTTTGATACTCTGGACCAGGAAGAGAAACAACTGCTGGAACTGGTGCAACCAGATAAAGAGCAACTTTTACTGCAAGAGATACAGCTTTTAACAGTCCGGGAGCGCCGGATGCTGAAACGCATTGATAAATTGAAATGTCTGGAGAACATTCCAGAGATTACAACGGATGAAGAGATAGACAATCCACCACCGGGTATGACGGTGACGAAATACTCTGCTGGATATGAAAAAGGGAAACCAATCGACATCAAGGAATATGAGGGGGTTCTGGGGCAGATCCAGACTATTGAAGATGCTCTTACCAGAGTACAGGCCAGGCGGCAGAGGGCTATTGAATCACTGCATAAGTTTGGATACGATGATGCGCATCTTGAACTGGAGGCTATGAAGTTTGAACTGGAATTGACTAAACAAGACGGATCTGGGGACGAGAAACAAGATGATGGATTTATGGAAGCTATGAATGCCACTGCATCGGAAGTCTGGGGTGATGTAGATGTATGAGAAGATACAGAAGCTGAAAGCCAAGGTTGAGCAGATGAAAGGAAGGCGAAAACGGCCTGCTGGTTCACTGACCTTTCAGTTCAAACCATTTTCTGAAAAGCAAAAGCAGGTCCTCACATGGTGGTGCCCGGGATCTCCGGTCAAAGATATGGACGGTATCATTGCAGACGGGGCCATTCGGTCAGGAAAGACCGTCTGCATGTCTTTGTCATTTGTCATGTGGGCAATGGCTACCTTTAACGGTCAGAATTTTGGTATGTGCGGCAAAACAATTGGAAGCTTCCGGCGTAATGTGGTGTTCTGGCTGAAGCTCATGCTCAAGTCAAGAGGATACGCTGTAGCTGACCACAGGGCGGACAATCTCCTGATAGTCGCTAAAAACGGTGTTGAGAACTATTTTTACATCTTTGGCGGAAAAGATGAACGTTCCCAGGACCTTATACAGGGTATTACTTTGGCCGGAGCGTTCTTTGATGAGGTTGCCTTAATGCCGGAGTCCTTTGTCAATCAGGCAACAGGCCGATGTTCTGTTGATGACAGTAAATATTGGTTTAACTGTAATCCAGACGGCCCATATCATTGGTTCAAACTCAAATGGATTGATAAGTCAGTCGGTTATCTGGGAAAGGAAAGAGCCGGAGAATTACAGGCCAAGGGCGAAATACTGAAACAGATATTGTATCTGCATTTCACGATGGATGACAACTTGAGCCTGTCTGAAAAGATAAAAGCCAGATACCGGAGCATGTACACTGGGGTATTTTATAAGCGTTACATTCTGGGTTTATGGGCAATGGCAGAGGGCATTATCTACGATATGTTCTCCGAAGAAAAGCATGTCAAAAAGGCAGAGGAGTATATTCAGCTGCTCATCGGGGCGAACCGATATGTCAGCATTGATTATGGTACCCAAAATGCAACAGCCTTCCTGCTTTGGAACAAGGGTGTAGATGGCAAGTGGTATTGTATCCGAGAATACTATTACTCAGGCCGGGATAGGGGGATACAGAAGACAGATGCAGAGTATGCAGATGATCTGAAAACATGGTTAGATGGCACAGCGGTAAAAGCAGTTATTGTTGACCCCTCGGCGGCTTCATTTATCGCAGAATTGCGAAAAAGAGGGTATAGCGTGTTAAAAGCTAAGAATGATGTCGAGGACGGTATTCGCCTGGTAGGAACACTTCTAAACAGGGAGAAGATTGTGTTCAGTTCCTCCTGTGTCAATACGATTATGGAGTTCGCTTCATATATCTGGGATGAGAAGGCCGCTGAACGTGGTGAAGATGCACCAATCAAGCAGCATGACCATGCAATGGACGCTGTGAGATATTTCTGCTATTTGATTCTTAATAATAATGTTGCGAAAATCAGGAACAAGGCGAAAGCCGGTTTCCATTAAGGCATTAAGGAGGTGATAGAAATGCATGTATTTACAATGCCTGCGGCAGAGTGGAACGAACTGAACATAGACAAACAGGCGGTCAGACACCTGATCTCGAAACACAGGGATTGTGTTCCGGAGTTAAAACGGCTAAAGGCTTATTACAAAGGTGAGCACAAGATACTCACGGATGAGAACCGGGAGAATAAACTGGTCTGTAACCATGCGAAAGACATATCCGATACAGCGACCTCGTACTTCATCGGTAATCCGGTCAGCTATAAATCAAAAGGTGATATTACCGCCCTGACTGATGCGCTGGAGACAGCCGGGGCAGATGAGGCAGACGGGGATAATGGTCTGGACTTGTCTATTTACGGTCGGGCATACGAATATATCTACACGAAGCAGGACACCACGGATCTGGTAATCAAGAACCTGCCGCCCGAAAATACGTTCATGGTTTATGATGACAGTATAGAGCAGAACGAACTCTTTGCTGTCTACTATTATGCCAAGGTGGATTCCCGGGATAAAACAAAGACCACTTATGTGGCAACCATTTTAACCCAGAATTATAAGTACATGACCACTATCGAAGATATCGAAGGGCCGCAGGGGATCATGGAAGGACCGGAGGCGCACTTCAAGGGCGAAGTGCCCGTAATTGAATATCTGAACAATAAGCTGGCCATAGGGGACTACGAATTGCAGATACCTTTGATAGACGCTTACAATGCGCTGATGTCAGACCGTATCACGGACAAAGAACAGTTTATTGATGCAATCCTGGCCATTTATGGAACTCTGTTGTCTGATGAGGACGCGGAGGAAGAAGGTGATGGAAAGGGAAGCCAGGAGGCTATGCAGAGACTAAAGAGTGAGAAGCTGCTGGAAATGCCAGATGCAACAAAGGCCGAGTATCTGACACGCACCTTTGACGAATCTGGGGTGGAAATCTTGAAAAAGGCAATTGAACAGGATATCCACAAGTTCTCCCACATTCCCTGTATGACGGACGAAAGCTTCGGCGGAAACGTGTCTGGCGTGGCAATGGAGTTCAAGCTGCTTGGCATGGAGAATATCACAAAGATCAAGACTCGGTATTATAAAAAAGGATTGCGCAAGCGGATGCGTATCTTTGCATTCTTTTTAAATACCCGGTCAGGCGTCAACATTGACATAACTGGCGTCACCCAGATTTTCACTCGGGCCATGCCGAAAAATCTCCTTGAGATCAGCCAGTATGTCGCAAACCTCTGGGGAAAGGTCAGCCGTAAGACATTGCTCTCCCAGATACCCTTTGTGGAAGACCCAGACGAGGAACTGAAGGCTGTTGAGAAGGAAGAGCAGGAAAATCTACAGAAGCAGAAGGAACTCTACGGGAACCAGCCAAATGAGCCGCCAGAGGACGATGATATAGATGATGAAGAGTAGTTCTTACTGGGAAAAGAGGCAGGTGCAGGATGCGTTCAACACCTTCCAGAAGGCAGAAGATACGGCTGACCAGATAGCAAGCCTATACCAGAAGGCATCCCGTTATCTGTCCTTGCAGGCAGATGACATATTCGAAAGATACCAGACCAAACACAGATTGTCAGAAGCAGAAGCCAGGCGGTTGATAAATACGCTACAGGACAGGACATCCTTGGATGAATTGTTGCAGAAGCTGCGAAATGGTGACAAGGACGAATCAAAACGTCAGCTTTTATCTCAACTGGAAGCACCGGCTTATCAGGCGAGGATTGAGCGTCTCAGACAGATGCAGAATCAGCTCGACCTTATTATACGGAATATATATCAGCAGGAGAAGGAGTTTAGCACCAGCTTTTACACAGATTTGGCTAATGAGTCATATTACCGGAGCATATACAATATCCAGCAGCGTGCAGATGCTGCATTTTCTTTTGGGCATGTATCAGCCAAAGTAATTGACAAAGTAATCAATAGCCGTTGGTCAGGAAAAAATTACTCAGAGCGCATCTGGGGCAATACACAGGCGCTTGCCCAGGATCTGAAAGAGGAATTACTCATCAATCTGATGTCAGGCCGTACAAGCAGAGAAGCTGCTGCTATCATTGCCAATAAGTTCGCTCAAGCATCCAGCAATGCCAGACGACTTGTGTGGACGGAAAGTAATTATGTATCAACGGAGCTGAATTTTAAGGCATATGAAGAATGCGGTATTGAGGAATATCAGTATCTTGCAACCCTGGACCTCAGAACCTCAAAAATCTGCCGAGAACTGGACGGGAAAATATATCCCATCAAGGAACGCCAAATCGGGAAAAACTGTCCTCCGATGCATCCCTGGTGCCGGTCTACCACAATATCCGTAGTAGACAGGAGTCTGATTGAGAAAATGCAGCGTTCTGCCATTGACCCGGCCACGGGTAAGCGTATCAAGGTGCCCAGGAGCATGACATACCAACAGTGGTATGATAAGTATGTTAAAGGCAAGCCGGAGGTGGAGTTGGAAGAAAATAAGATTCGGAACCGTTCTTCTGATAGGACACAATACCGGAAGTATAGGGAGATTCTTAGAAAAGATGTGCCGGAAACACTGGATGATTTCCAAAATATGAAGTATAATGATATTAACAGATGGGATTCACTACATACAAAATATTTGGATGCAAACCTGAAGGCAAAAATCCAGTCGGATGTTACCAATAAGTTAATTGAATCAGGAAAACAAGGAAAACACATTATAGGTCATAATAACTATGTAAAAGGGCGTAGCTATCTTACAGTATCATTGGAAGAAGCACAGAGGCTGGTTTATAAATATGCCGGTACTGGAGAACTAAAAAGAGACAGGTTTGGAAAATGGACGAATAAAGAATTTGTGTCAGCAGAGAAGGATGTTGGTGTTGTGGTAGATCCGCAGACAGGAGAAGAGTTCGTAACGTCACGGTTCTCGATCCATTATTCAAAAAATGGTACACATATAGTACCAAGAAAGGAAGGATGAAGTGTTGGAAGGAAAAGAACTTGAAATGTATAAAGCAGAAAATAAAAATATCAAAGTAACTCTGGCAGATGGAGAAATTTTGGAAGGTTACTGCAAAGAGTTTTCAAGTGCATATGACAATGATCCAGAAGAAGCAAGTATTACCCTTGAAAATCCGGTACAGGTAGAAACAGGAAGAACGCTATATTCATTGACCGAAATTATGGAACATGAGATTGAAAGAATTGAATATAGGGATTGATACCACCCGTCAGAAATGGCAGGTGGTATTTTTATACTCTTTTTTAGAAAGGATAAGATGATATGAAAAAGAAATGGAAAGCATTTATTGTTGTAATCATGATTGCGTGTATGACATTAGTAGGGTGTACGGAAGCCAGTAAGGTCTCTTCTAATGTGTCGCAGGAAGCAGACAATTATATCATTGGTCTGAATGAGAATACAATGTATGTCATTGAAGATTTGGGCGGCGCAAAGATTAATAAATATAAATACGAAGTGAACTACATACCAGAATCTATCATACCGTTTACTGTGACAGAGAAAGAGTAAGGAGGTGAGCAGCATGGCTTGTAAAGGAAAAGGCGGCAAGAAAGGCAAAGGAAAGTAGAAAGGCGGTGGTCCTGAATCTCCCTATGGGCGGCGGGGTGAAGCTGCTTGTAAAAGATATAGCTGAGAAGCGCGCAGGTTGTCCTGGGCGTTATTTTTGTGCCCGGAATGGCTTAAAACTATAATCTAATGCAATGGCCTGGGCTTTGAATGGGCTGGGGCGGAAAGGATAGAAAGATGAGAAATAAGTATTTTAGATTTGCGTGTTGTGCCTTACCGATGGATTTACAGTTTTTTGCAGAACCAGGAGACGGTGCCGGGGCCGATGGTGGCAATGGCGGCGGAGCTGAAGGAGGAGAAGGCGGAACTGGAGGAGACGATGGCACAGAGCCACCATCTTTTGATGATTTACTGAAAGGCGGTCATCAAGCAGAATTTGACAGGCGCGTGCAGAAAGCCATTGATACAGCGGTAGGAAAAGCACAGGAAAAGTGGCAGGCGCTCACAGATGATAAGTTATCTGAAGCTGAGAAGTTAGCGAAGATGACCAAGGAGGAGAAAGCACAGTACCTAACGCAAAAGCATGAGAAGGAACTGACAGAGCGGGAAGCAGTCATCACACGTCGGGAACTGATGGCAGAAGCAAAGAATACGCTTGCGGAAAAGAAGCTCCCTGTGGGGCTTGCAGAGGTGCTTAATTACACCGATGCAGACTCTTGTGACAAATCTATTGCGGCTGTGGAAAAGGCTTTTCAGAAGGCTGTACAGGATGCCGTGGAGGAAAAACTGAAGGGCGGCACGCCGCCGCAGAAGGCCCCGGAAAACGGGGGAGTGACAAAGGAAGAATACTCTAAAATGGGGTATGCAGACAGATTGAAACTTAAGACAGAAAATCCAGAGCTGTATAAGCAGTTATCTGGAAGATAAGAAAGGAGAAATAAAATATGCCAGGAACTATTTTTGGAATTCCGTTTGACGAGGAATTATTTTTACAGATGTGGAATGAGGCTCCAGACCCGTATCTCACAGCTATGATCGAATCCGGAGCTGTAGTTGAGGACCCGACAATATCAGGCATGATTCAGACAAGCGGAAACATTTATACCATCCCATTTTACGATACGCTGGATGGCGACGACCAGAACTATGACGGACAGACCGATATTACCGTAACAGAGGTAGGAGGCGGTTTCCAGACCGGTGTTGTATACGGGCGTGCAAAAGGATTCTTTGCCAGAAACTTTACAGCAGAACTTTCAGGGGCCGACCCTATGGGGCATATTGTTGCTACTATTGCAAGATATTGGCAGAAACGCCGCCAGATGCGCATGATCGGGATCACAAATGCGGTATTTGACATCACTGGGGCCAGCGGACATGCAAAGAAATGGACAGAGACCCACAGCTTGAACCTCGGCTCTGACACAGCAAACGCCAGGGTTATTGAGGAGACGGACTTAAATGACCTTGCTACATTGGCGTGTGGAGATCACAAAGACCAGTTCGGTCTTGCTATTATGCATTCCAATGTGGCGAAGACATTAGAAAACAAACAGCTTCTTGAATATTGGAAATATACTGATGCGAATGGAATCCAGCGGCCTATGAACATGGGGTCTGCCAATGGATACACAGTAATTATTGATGATGGAGTACCGTGTGAAACCGTCGGCGGGGAAGGCGCAAACAAAGACCTGAAAAAATATACCACTTACTTGTTTGGGACTGGAGTCATCAGGACATCCAAAGGACGTGTGGATGTGCCGGTGGAGACGAACCGTGAAGCCAAAAAGAATGGCGGCCAGGATGAACTCATCACCAGGATGCGGGAGACTTTACATCCAAACGGTTTTAGCTTTAAGGTCCCGTCTTCTGGATGGACCCAGTCCCCGACGGATGCCCAGCTTTTTGCAAAGGCAAATTGGGATATTAAATTTGATCCGAAAGCAATTCCGATGGCACGCCTGATTACAAATGGTTAAGGATGTGATCTGATTGACAGACATAGAAAAATTAAAAAAGCTGACAGGAGAGAGCGACGAAGAGTTGCTCTTTCTTCTGTTGGAGGAAGCAGAGGCTTTTGTTCTGTCATATACGAACCGAACAAGGCTTGTATCTGGTCTGGATAAGGCGGTTAGGGACCTGGCTGTCATTGCCCTGAACCGTAGAGGAACAGAGGGTGAAAACAGCCGTAGTGGGGCAGGAGAGACATATAACTTCGATAATGCCCCGAAGCAAGTCTATGACCTCATGAATCGTTACAGGCTTGCCCGGATAGGAGGGAAAGCGCATGAGGCTAAAACAGAACAGACTGACTGAGTATCAGCACCGGAAGGCTATCCTTGCGAGAGACTCGGAGGGCGGCAGTTATACAGAATACGGCCCTGCTGAGACTATCACAGCGGAAATGTGGACAGGCGGAGGGAAAATGCAGGCTGAAATGTATGGGAACCGTCTGCCAAATATCCGCAACCTGCGGCTCCAGGGAAAATACAAGGAAGTGCCAGGGATGAATGGAAAAGTCAGTTATCAGCTCGACAACGGGCCTGAGATCGCGGCAGGAGACGGAATCTGTATCTATGCTGCAGCGGATCAGGAGCCGGACTATCAGATAGTTGCTATCTATCCTTACACCTATCTAACATTGGAGGTGGAAAAGAGATGATCTTGGGTACAAACAATCTCAATAAACATTTTGACCGGCTGTCAAAGGTGGAACTTAGAAAAGGTATCGAAAAGGGAATATCTCTGGTACAAGAATCTGCGAAAGCAAATTGCCCGGTATTTGATGGAGAGTTGCGTAGCAAGATCCTGACGGAGGTTACCGAGGAAGAAGACACTGTTCGCGGCACCTGTTGGCCGGCTGTTAAGCATGGAACTTTTGTAGAGCTGGGGACGGGACCGAAAGGACAAGCGAATCATGAAGGGATATCTCCTGATATTGCCGTGGCTTATACACAATCCCCTTGGTGGATACATGAGAGCCAGATAGACCGTGATGTGGCGGAGCATTACCATTTCTTCCACATAGATACTCCACAAGGAAGGTTTTGCCAATGTACCGGTCAGGCAGCGCAACCATATTTGTATCCGGCACTGAAAGACAATGAAGATGAAATTGTGAAGATCATGGCTGAGGAGGTAAAGAAACAATTATGAAGAATGTGAAAGACCAGGTATTTGCGGCATTGGAAGCAGTATTTGACAATGTAACCGACCAGTACCCGAAAGACTGGGCAGAACTCCCTGCTGTGCAGTATACGGAAGAAGATAACAAAGTGTATGAGCACACAAGTGAAGGAGAGTGCAAGTCATATGTAAGATACCGGGTAGATATCTGGCATAATCGGTCCACGTCACAGGCGGCGTTGGACACTGACAAGTCATTATCAGCTCTTGGTCTTGTCCGTACCGCCTGCCAGGATGCCCCGGATCCGTCCGGATTGAAACATAAAGTTATGAGGTATGAGGCTATCATCGACATAGAATCTGACTATGTCTATTGGCCGAATTAGAAAAGGAGAGTGAAAGATGTTAGCGAATGGTGCAAAACTTGGATTTAAGAAAAATGACGGGTCTACTTTTACGGACCTTCCTGGTTTAAAAGAGCTTCCGGAATTAGGGATTGAACCTGAAAAAGTGGATAACACCTGCCTGACTGATCTGCATAAAAAGTATGAAATGGGAATCGGAGACCTTCCGGAAATGACCTATAAATTTAAATATGACAACTTAAAAGCAGATTCCCCGTATAGAGTGATGAGGAAGGCGCAGGAAAGTGCAGAAATATTATCTTTTCAGGAAACAATGAAAGACGGAACTATTACTGAATATAATGCCCAGGTTTCCGTAAAACGTACCGGAGGCGGAGTAAATGGTGTGATCGAATTTGAATTAACAATGATGATTCAAAGCGATTTGAAAATTACAGATCCTGGCGTAACACCGGGAGCATAAGGAGGTAGTAAGGTATGAATGCATTAGGCGGAATTGATGAAGAGATGGATCAGGAGATCAGAGACGAAGAACGTGGAGAAAATGTTGTTGCCATTGTGGAAAGAAAGCCCAAAAGACGGCCTTTTCACTACTGGAAGGTAGGAGAAAGAGAGTATAAGCTGAAACTTATTACCAGATTGATTGAGAAGTTGGAGAACAAATATCGGCAGAATATTCTGAACCTGGTGGCAGGAGATGGAATCCCCCCATTGTCTGTTATGCTGACAGTGATCCAGGCGGCAATGTCGCCGTGGGAACACGGCATTGATTATGATGACATAAAAAGAATATATGATTGCTGGACAGAAGAGGGTGGCAATCAGATGGAATTTTACACAGGCGTTGTAATGCCTACTCTGGCAGTGTCGGGTTTTTTCACCGAAAAGCAGGCGGAATCAATGATGAAGAGCCTGCAAGATGTGGACGAGCTGCTGTAATAACAATTACTGACGGCCTGCAGGAATTATATGAACGAGCACTTGACTGCGGGATACTACCGAGAGAATTCTGGGAGTATTCGCCATATGAAATTCATGATCTTATGGAAAAATATTATCGGAAAGAAAAGAATGACATTAAATGGAAGATACAGCATGATTTCATTATGACGGAAGTCAATTCCAGATATATATTTAGGGAAGAAAAGCAGGATATCCCGCATCCGTGGGAGTATTATCCTGGTCTATTTTCCAATGAGGAAATCCAGTACAAGAAGCAGAAGGAACAAAAAGAGCTTGAAGAATACAGAGAGAAACGCAGGATTTATGTAGAAGAATTTAATAGACGTAGGCGGCAGGGTATATAACCCTGCTATTTTTAATGGGAAGGGAGGTGAAGTATGGGAGATACATTAGAAAGGCTAAATGTCATAATCGAAGGAACAGCAGCCCCTTATAAGAAAGCTTTGAATGAAGCCAAGTCTGTGACAAAAAATGCGACTGAATCAATGGACAAGGATTTGAAAAAGTTTAAGAATCCATTGGCAGGATTTGGTGGTTCTGGGGCGATGAAAAAGATCAAGGAAATGCAGGCAGGCATCAAAAAAGCTACGTCTGCTATGACCAGTGGTATTAAAGGGAAAACAAAAGAATTCCAGTTAAATTCAAACATTAAGAAATATACTGATGAGTTCAAAGAAGTTGAAAACAGTATAGAAAAGACAGAAGTCGCGTTGGAAAAGTATTATGCAAAATTAGCCAAAATGGAGAGTCTCGGTACAGATAAAGAGAACCGAGCATGGAAATCTGTTGAGTATGACATAGAGAAAGCACTTGGAACTTTGTCGAGATACCAAAAGCGGCGTGACAGCATGATAAGTTCAGGCGGAGATGTTGAGAGAACCGTTTCTATCCCAAAGCAGTTTGGAAATTTATTCAAAGCTATTGGTTCTAAAGGATGGGGTGGAATAACGAAGATTTTCAGCGGTTTTCGTTCCGTACTGTCAAAGATAACGCCTGCGATAAAAACAGCAGGCGGGGCATTTGCCGCCCTCATACAAAAATTTGCAACAGGAATTCCCGGTCTTAACCGGCTGAACAATTCCATGAAGAAAACTGGTCAGACCGGCCGGCGTATGGGTGGTATATTCAGGACACTGGGCATGACAGCAAGATTCATGTTTGCGTCTTTTATAATCCGTGGAGCTTTGAATGGAGCTAAAGAAGGGATGCAGAACCTGGCACAGTACAGTGGCCAGACAAATGCAAGTCTGTCTTTGCTAATGTCATCTCTTACACAGCTCAAAAATGCTCTTGCAACGGCATTTGCCCCTATCTTAAATGCGGTGGCACCGCTCCTAAATGCGCTGATCCAGAAGGTTATACAGGCAGTTTCCGCTCTTGGGATGCTGTTTGCATCTCTTACGGGACAGAAAACCTTTACGGCAGCGAAGAAAGTCAACCAGGATTACGCCGCAAGTCTGAATAATAATGCAGATCAGGCTAAAAAGGCAAACAAAGAGAACCAGAAGCTACAGAAGACGCTGCTTGGATTTGATCAGCTTAATAAACTCGATGACCAGTCAGGTTCAAATGATACGGAGGCAGAGAATCTGGCAGGGCTTACACCCGCTGATATGTTCGAGGAAGTTCCTATCCTCAATAGCATTAGTGATTTTGCTAATAAGGTTAAAGAGGCATGGCGTAACGCGGACTTCACGGAGATAGGCAAAATCGTTGGGAACAAGCTGAATAAGGCATTAGAAAGCATACCGTGGGACAATATAAGGAACACGCTGAATAAGGTCGCCAAAAGCGTTGCAACGTTCTTAAACGGCTTCATAGAGGCAGTAGATTGGAAGCTGGTAGGTGCCACATTATCAAAAGGTGTGAACACAGTATTTGAAGCGGCAAACACATTCGCTAAAAACTTCCACTGGGGATCTCTTGGTATCGCTGTAAGCAATGGTATAAACGGTGCAATTAATAAGCTTGATTGGGACCTTATCAAAGAAACGGTACACAACGTGGCATCCGGATTGATAGATGCACTCAACAACTTCATTGCTAACGCAGAGTGGGAGAAGATAGGTAAGACCATCACAGAGTATTTCAATGCGAAGCTTGAGTTCTTCTACACAGCAGTAACGGAGTTCAAGTGGAAAGAGCTAGGTCAGTCCATAGGTGATATGCTGAATGGAGCTATCAAAGCCGCAGACTTCAAGAAAGCTGGTACATCACTTGGAAGGGCAGTATCAGGCGTAGTGTCCACGATAAGAGAGACAGTTAAGAAGACTAAATGGAATAAGCTTGCAAAAGACCTGGCTAATGGACTGAACACAGCAGTGAAGGAAATAGACCTACCATCCATCGGTGATGGCTTGGCTGAGGTTGTAAACTCTGCACTGTCAATGCTCAAGAAGTTCATTAAGACATTCGACTGGAAGACACTCGGTAAAGAGATCGCAACAGGTGTAAGCAATGCAATCACTGGAATCAAGTGGGAGGACGTATGGAAGACCCTTTCAGATGCCGTAAAGGGCATTTTAGACTTCCTAATCGGACTCGTGCAGGGTATTAACTGGAAGGAACTCGGCAAGACGATTATAAAGGCTGTTTTGGACTTCTTTACAAAGACAGACTGGGGAAGCATACTCGAGAAGATAGGCGAGTTAGGACTAGCGATTGTACAGGGACTCCTGGAAGGTATACTGAGTGGAGTAAAAGAGATAGGCAAGTGGCTGAAGGAAAATTTGGTTGACCCTATCGTCAACAAGGTGAAGGAGTTATTTGGTATCCATAGCCCGAGTAAAGTGTTTGCAGATATCGGGTCACAATTGATGGCAGGTATGCTCGGCGGTCTTGCAGATAGTGTTACGAGCGTTATAGCATGGTTTAAGGACCTTCCAGGCAAGATCAAGGAAGCTCTTGGCAATGCGAAAGAGTGGCTGAAGCAGAAAGGTAAAGACGCAATCGAGGGATTAAAGAATGGCTGGGAGTCTGTGAAGGAATCAAAGCTTGGTAAGACGGTGAGTGCTGTTGGCAAGTATGTGAAAGACAAAGCAGGAGATGCTAAGGCATGGGTCAAAGAGAAAGGTTCTGCAGCAATAGAGGGCATCAAGAACGGGTGGGAATCCGTCAAGGATATGTCACTTGGTAATGTAGTGTCAAAGATTGGTGGATATGTGAATACCAAAATAGGCAATATCAAATCCGCTGTCACGAACAAAGGTAAGGACATCATAGAGGGTGTTAAAAATGGATATGAGAATAGCAAACAGAGCGGGCTGCTATCAAAAGTAGCGACACTCAAAGACAATGTATTTTCGTCTATTGGCAACGTGGCGTCCAGGGTTAAAAGTAAAGGCTCAGACGTAATAACCGGAATCAATAGCGGATTTGAATCAAGTAAAAATTTACTTCAGCGTTCTGTGTCCAGCATCCCTCAGCTTATTTCTTCTGGGCTTGGTGGCCTGTATGACATAGGCAAAAACGCTATATCATCATTTGCAAATGGGTTTTCGTCTATCCATATACCAATGCCACATATTAGCACTACATGGAGGAAACACTCCATTGGTGGTCTGAGTTTTTCTACACCGAAGTTTAATCTCAGTTGGTATGCCAATGGTGGATTCCCTGGTATGGGAGAGATGTTTATTGCAAGGGAAAACGGACCAGAGTTAGTTGGTAAAATGGGAAGCCGGTCAGCAGTAGCGAATAATGGACAGATTGTTGAAGGTATTGAATCGGGAGTGTTTAAGGCTGTAATGGATGCTTTTAACGCATCTGGATTCTTGGGGAAATCTGATACTGATAACCCTGTATATATTGAATTTACGATGAAATGCGGGGAAGAAACTCTATATCGTTCACTGAAAAAAGGTGAAGAGAAATATAATGGAAGATTTATGGTACTTGATACAGTATAGGAGGGGCATATGGATGAGCTGATTTTAGTTGACGGACGGGCATTCAAATGCCCTTCCGGTTTTAAATGGAAGAAGCAAGATGTAAGTTCAAGCCAGGCAGGGAGAACAGATGATGCTGTCATGCATAAAAATAGAGTAGCAAAGAAAAGAGCGTTATCGCTTACATGGTCCTGTCTTACTAAAATAGAAATACATGAAATACTTGTGGCATTTGACCCCGAATATGTCAACGTGACGTATTGGGACCCGCTCAATGGTGGAGATGTTACAAAAACATTCTACACAGGAGATATGCAAGCTGATGTAAAATGGTGGGCAAAAGGTAGAGAAAGATATTCTACTTTGAGCTTCGACATAATAGAGAGGTAAAAAAATGCAGAAAGTATCAGTGGATTTTATCAAAGAGCTTAATAATGATAATAGAGATTATATTATAGAGTGTAAAATTCTTCTATCTGATAATACAGAATTATATGTAGACAATACAAATCTATGGTCGGATAGTTTTAAAATAGAGGATGCTGTTTCTAATCCGGGAAAATTTGATATCGGTGCGGTTATCACAAATAAATTAACATTTACCTTAAATAATATCTATGATGAGTATACGGAGTATGATTTCACAGACGCCGTAGTAAAAAATGTCCGCGTTGGCCTCGTCCTGCCGGATGGGACAGAAGAGTATGTGAAAAAGGGAGAATATACTGTAGACGAAACATCATATAACGGTTCTCTGATCACGCTTGAATGTCTGGACAACATGGCAAAGTTTGATAAGTCATACAAAGAAAGTAAATTAGTGTACCCGGCCACCATAGGGACCATAGTCAGAGATGTGTGTACAGTATGCGGGGTAGCACTGAACACATTCGAGTTTCCAAACCACACATATATCGTCCAGGAAAGGCCATCCGACGAAGCCCTGACTTTCCGGCAGGTGCTTAATTGGTGCGCACAGATTTCCGGTTGTTTCGCCCGGTGTAATGCTGAGGGAAAGTTAGAGATCAAATGGTTTCAGACAGGTATCCTGGAAGACAATTTAGAAGGTGGTACCTTTGATTCCGGCACGCCGAAGTATGAAACAGGTGACGCTGCGGACGGTGGTGAATTTAATCCGTGGAGTCAAGGAGATTCGTACAATGGCGGGACATTCCAAGATTTCCTTTCAACCCATCACTTTATATCTTATACAAGCCCTGAGATATCCACAGACGATGTTGTTATCACAGGCGTTGCAGTAAAAGAGTATTCACCGGATGCTGATAAGGATGAGATCATACCATATCTCACAGGTACAGAAGGATATGTGCTGTCAATAGAAGAAAACAGGTTCATACCGCCGGGGAGAGGCCAGGAGGTTGCGGCGTACTTAGGAAGTCGATTGATCGGGCTGCGCTTCAGGCCTCTTTCTTTTTCATGTCTGAGTGATCCGACAGTAGAAGCGGGTGACGTGGGTTTCTTCACTGACCGGAAATGTAAGACATATAAGTTTCTGGTAACAAATACGGTTTTCTCTTCCGGAAATTATCAGACAGTGACTTGCGACGCGCAGACACCGGCCAGAAATAAAGCCACAAGATATTCGGCGGCAACACAGGCATATGTAGAATTAAGGAAACAGATCCGCAAGGAGAGGACAGAACGAGAGAAGGCCCTGGAAGAGTTAAGCAACCGGTTGGCTACGTCCTCTGGGCTTTATACAACGGTAGAAGCAGCGGAGTCTGGTGGCAAAATCTTTTACATGCATGACAGGCCAAAGCTTGCAGATTCAAATATTGTCTGGAAAATGAATGCAGAGGCTTGGGGCGTATCTACGGATGGCGGTAAAACATGGAATGGTGGGATGACGGTTGACGGTGACGTGATTGTAAGGATATTGACCGCCATAGGAGTAAATGCCTCATGGATTGACACAGGCCGCATATCGGTGAAGGATAAGGATGAAAATATAATCTTTCTTGTTGATATGGACACTAAGGAGATTGTAATATCTGGTGATTGCGTCCGTATCGGTGGCAAGTCAGTTGCAAAGGCAATCGAGGAAGCGAATACCGCAGCAAACAAAGCTCTGCAGGAAGCAGAGAAAATGAGGGCTTTAAACATCCAGCTTGAAAACGATGCTCATGTAGTTCCCACGGATTCTGACGGTAATAACGGGAAGTATACTGGGTGCGACACTACGGTATATGTGTTATGGGGGCAGACGGATATATCTGCAGAAGTCCCTATTACAGTGTCTAAAAGTTCTGGAGTTACTGGGACATGGGATGCAAAAGACAGAAAATATACCGTAACAAACATGACAACCGATGCCGGATATGTCGATTTTACGGTTAGATACATGGAGATCACCGCAACCAAACGCTTCAGTATCTCCAAGAATAAGCAAGGCCCCCAGGGAATTCCGGGGATAGATGGCGATGACGGTACAGACGGAAGAACATATTTTATTAATGCATCAACCGCGATTATCAAAAGAGGCCAAGATGGACGTATATCACCCACATCTGTTACCTTTAGTTCATATTACCGTGATGGAGATAGCTCTGAAAGGACGCCATATTATGGCCGATTCGTAATTTCCGAAAGTATAGACGGAGAAACATGGGAAGCCAGATATACATCTGAAACAGACGAAACTAGCAAGGGATATGTGCCTACAGCTACAGCTACTGCTTTGAAGTGTGTTTTATATGCGGCGGGTGGCACACAAACTGAAATGGACCAGCAAACAGTATCCATAGTTATTGATGTATCAAATCTTACACAGGAGATAATCTTTCATACTCTGACAAATAACGGAGAGGATCAGGGAATATACCTGAAGGACGGTAAAGTCTATATAAATATGACCTATGCAAGAGGCGGAACATTGGTCCTTGGCGGACTCAATGATACTAATGGGCTTTTGCAGGTAAAAGATGAATCAGACCAGGAAATAGGGCGATTCGGGAGCAACGGAATTGTAATAAAGAAAGGCTCCCTTACCACAGTCTCTGATACATCTACTACTAGCCTCAGCGGCGGGAGATTACACCTCTTTTACAATAATACGGAAGTGGGTTTTATAGGCGCAAATAGGCATGCGCTGAGTGCTGAGTATACTGGTCTTGTATTTGATTTAAAGCCTGGAGCTACTTACATGGGCTGGGCTGCTGCGGATGATATTGACACTGCGTACTTATTTAAATTTTTGTATGCCTATAAGGATTTTGATGATTTTACCGCTAACAATTTGTACTTGGGAACCAAGCTGAACACGCGGAATCATGATATTGTGTTGGGTAGTGGAGGGATTCTAAAATCATGGACAACTGCGTCTGGATTTAAAAGTGATAATTTTTCGGTGACTAAAACTGCAAACAACGCCACATATTTTAGTGTAACACCATCCGGATCACACCTTTACACAACCCTGAACATGCACGAAAACAGTATCATAAACCAGTCTGATGCCAGGTTAAAAGACAATATAACAGACACGGAAGACATGTTAAGCGTAATTAACGGCATTGAGATTAAAGCTTTCGATTGGCTGACCGATGGAAAGCATGTTGGCGCCGGCGTTATCGCCCAGCAACTCCGGCAAATCATACCAGAATTGGTCAGTGAAGACGACAACGGATTGCTTGGAGTTAATTATGTCGGACTAATACCGTACTTGATCAAAGCGATACAGGAGCTGTATGCAGTAGTAATGCCAGTAAATCTTATGAGGCTAGAGGAAGATGTTGCCGTATATGAATATACAACAGAAGAAAAAATGGCTGCCGTAGAACTGGCAAAACCTCCGATTTATGAAGATGTGGAACCAGAAGAAATGATTATCAGGAAGGATATGTAATGGAAGAAAAAGAACTGAATAAAAAGCCGGTAGTGGTACCTATTGGAATGATGATGGATATTATCCAAAACGAAATATCCAGTCATGCCATTTCCCTTATGAGGAGCAATAATGTCCCTATGGAATTGTTACCGTACATATTAGATGGCATTGAAAATAAATTATTGAAGAATAACAATAAGGACTATGCGATTAAATATATGGAAGCAAATGGATTATTGGGAAATGAGGTGGTGAAGGATGGAACCGGTAATAACATTCCGAGTGGAAAACCAGAAAATAAGCAGAACGGATAAATTTACGGTAGTTGCAAATAGCCATGATTATCTCAGGGCACGTTTTGAATTCTTGACAGATGAATGGTCCGGCTCGAAGACAGCTATATTCCGCAGAGCTAACCAAAGAACACTCGTAATCTTGGACAATGATGAATGTCATGTCCCGTGGGAATTTTTAGATGTGAATGGATTTGGTTATGTATCAGTATTTTGCGGTGAATTAGTAACAGCGAATGAGGCGCCGATGGAAATCAGCCCATCTGGGTATGGAGAGGGATACGAAACACAGTTCCTACCCCGGGTGTGTATGAGCAGGTTATAACAAAGCTTGATGGCAAGGCTGACGGCATCGCTATTGCAGGAAATAAAATACGTCTGTTTTCAGGCAGAGAAATCATTTATGAAACTGAATTTGATATAAATGGTGGAAATTTCGAAGAGTGGAAGGAGGCACGGTAAATGGCAATTACTATGAGGGTGGGGCTTGAAAAGGATTTTATCCCTGAAAGAATGAGTGTCGGCGAGCTGGCTATATCTACGGATACCGGGCTTATGCGCTACTGCTATAGTGCGGGAAAAATCAAACTGATTGCGACGGATGAAGACATTGCCGAAATGAGGAAGATGGTAAGTGACTTTGACCTTACAGTACAGCAGGCCCTTGCAGATATTGGTAATCTTGGTCAGTCACAAACAGAGCGCGTAAATACGGCTGGAAATACCCAGACTCAGCGTGTAAACACAGCCGGAGACACCCAGGTATCCCGTGTACAGGCAGAGGGCGCCACACAAATCCAGAATGTCCAGGCAACCGCCGCAGAGATAGCCGCAGATCGGGAGCAGATACACACTAACCGGGACAACGTAGCTCAGCTCCAACGTAACTCCGCAGGGGCTATCACACGGAGCGCAGATGGGAGTTTTATCACCCTGGAGGATGCGGCAGACAGGATGGGGTTCAGGCGGATTGAGATTCCGGGGATGACGGAGCAGGTGGTGACGATCGGGGCACAGTTGTTTGACGTATCCACTGCAAAAGACGGCTGTTATGTATCTGATTCTACTGGAGGAGAGGGATGCGGTACAGACGGAGTAGGTAAGTTTGCGTCTGATTATATACCAGTAGTCCCAGCGTGCAATATAACCTTTGACAAAAAAACGGCTTGGGGTGCATGGTACAATGCCCAGAAGCAGTTTATATCGGGATTTGTGCGTGGAGAACCACGGACAATCACGGCACCGGAGAACGCGGCGTATATGCGTTTTACAGGGTACCTCGACAGTAAAAATGTCATGGTAAATGTCGGAGACAGCGCCCTCCCCTGGGAATCCTACACAGGCAGTAAACCATCTCCCTCACCGGAGTACCCGCAGGAGCTGGAGAATGTCGGGGTACAGCGTGAGGATGGCAAGTTTAAGGTAAAGGTTGCAGCGTGCAAAAATAACCTGCTTGATATGGCTGGTGCAAAAGGTGGTACATCTGCGGGGATAACCACAGTCGTAAACCCAGATGGTACATTAACCAGTAATGGCACTGGAACAGGTGGGCCAGTCGCTATATGGTTGTTAGGCGGGTATCGCCAAGTTACTACAGACAATGTATTATTTACGCTCCAAGCCGGTAAAACATACTATATATCAGATGTAGTATTATTTATGGGCACGGAATATCCGGCACAATATAAATTTTTTGTTGACCCGGAAAAATATCCCGAAGGATTCAAGGTCACGGGCGTCCGCCACACCCAAATAGACTCCGGGACAGCGCTAACAAATAAGGTCTATCATCCCCGTGTAATACTTGGGGACACCGACACCGGATGGGAACCCTACAGAGGCCACACAGCCACCATAACTTCAGACAGACCGCTGACACAGTGGGATAAGCTTACATGCCGGGATGGTGTGTGGGGATGGGCGTATGGGAGCAATACAGTAGTTTATGACGGCAGCGAAGATGAAGCATGGAAGTGGCAAGGCTTGAATGGTTATGGCATTGTAAATTTACAAATCAACTTAAGTGGAGCAGTGAGCAATTTTGATTCACCGAATAGGTGCTCTCACCTCCCGTATCAGACGACTGGTATAGCAGCTACCACGGAACCTGGGTTCTTTATATCTGACAGTACAGGCAACAGTATTTTGTACATTAGGGTGCCAAACGCAGATGTATGGGACGTCCCTTCATTTAGGAGATGGCTTGCGAAGTACGTGATAACCGTACAATATCAGACAGACACAGAGACGTGGGTACCCCTCTCCCCCGAGGAACAAGCCGCCATGAACGCCCTCTGCACTTATGCCGGTATAACCCATATCTGGACAGATGACCCACTACAGCCTGTTATATCCCTGGACTATACAGTGGATACTGCCAAGTATATCGGAGCGCTTGAAGACCGGATAGTGGCGTTGGAAGCGAATCAGGCACAGACTACAGCAGCATTTGGATATCTTCCAGCCAATATACAGGCTGAAATGATAGAAAACGAAACAAATCAACTTATGGATTCCATTTAAGGAGGAAGAAAAAATGAACAGTAGTGTAATTGTAAAGATGATGACGAATCTTATCAACAAGAAATTTTACGACGGCAAAGATGAAGCTATCGAGAAACTGGATGTGTACTTTGCCATGAATCGGATCAGCGAAGAGGAGTACATGGATCTGGCGATGCTGGCAGAGGAGATGTATCCTGACCCGGTACCGGAACCCACCCCAGAGCCGACACCAGATCTCGCCCCGGAGACAGATCCAGAGGCGCCGGTTGACACCCCGGTAGAGTAACCGCATATGGAAGAGATCAGAGCAGGACCGGAGGCGGTCTTTTTATTATGCGCAAAATAACATAATCAGAAAGGGAACTACATGGAAACAATCATATCAGCCTGCATCTCTGCAGGCGTTACTCTAATTGTCTGCCTAATAAGCAATCACAGTCAGCAAGAAAAGACCAGAGCACTGATGGAATATAAGCTGGAGGAACTCACAAAACGGGTAGATAAGCATAATAATGTAATAGAGCGTACATACAGCCTTGAACAGGAATTGTCTGTACAGCAGGAACAGTTAAAAGTCGCAAATCACAGGATTACAGATTTGGAGAAGAAAGGGGATTGATTATGGAACAGATTATGAATTATGTAAAACCGGAACTGTTGGTGTTGGCTGTGGTGTTATATTTTGTGGGGACGGCCATGAAAAAGACAGAGATGATTGCGGATAAATACATCCCGGTCACCCTTGGAGCACTGGGTATCTTGCTGTGCAGTATTTGGGTTATTGCCACCTGTCCGCTGGGCGGTATGCAGGAGATTGCTATGGCAGTATTTACGGCAATTGTCCAGGGTATCCTGGTGGCCGGACTGAGTACCTATGTAAATCAGATTATCAAGCAGCATAGCAAAGAGGAGTAGAGGGCGAGTAAAATCGCTCTCTTTTTGCGCCGGCGCAACGGGCCGGGGAAAGGGAGTAACATGAATATCATCGAAACAAATCTGAGCTTTGGAGGCATGTCCTCCAGATCAGTAACCAGGCGTATGATCCTGCATCATGCCGAGGCCACAAGTTGTACTGCAGAGGACATCCACAGATGGCATAAAGAGGACAACCACTGGGCAGGAGCCGGATATCACTTTTTGGTGCGCAAGGACGGTAAGGTGTATCGCCTGCGCCCAGAGTGGGCAGTAGGAGCACACGCCGCAGGTGCGAACAGTGATAGCCTGGGCATCTGTTTTGAGGGAGCGTTTAATACTGAGTATATGGGCGCTGTCCAGATCCAGGCGGGCCGGGAGCTGGTGGCCTTCCTCAAAGGCAAGTATGGCATCTCCCTTGTACAGCGCCATAAGGATGTAGGGCAGACAGATTGCCCGGGACGTAACTTCCCGTTCAGCGAGATTGCCAACGGGACAAGCGGTAGCAAACCAACCACGTCGGTAACAGAGACAACCACTACAGGAGGTAATGTGTATATGTTCGGAGTAAGAGAGATTGGCAATGGAGACTATGGCAATGACGTATTACTGGCCCAGGAGATACTGGGGAGCCGTGGGTATTATACCGGAGAGCTGGACAAGGGATTTGGGCCCTTGATGATGGCGGCCACAAAAAAGTATCAGGCTGACCGTAATGGAGCCTGTGGAGCCGCTGACGGGATTATCGGAGTCAAGACTTGGCAGGATTTGATTGCGCTGTGATCCGGCTCGACGTCGAGTCTGCAGCATAATAATAGCCCCGGTGATGAGCCGGGGCAAAAAAGGGGGGCCAGCCGTAGCCGGTCCCCAGGACTATATTTTGCACAGCGTATGTCTGTGCATAATTATTATAGCATGTTAATAAATTGTTTGCAAGTGCAAATAATGAATAATCTATAATAGAGCATTAGTGATCGTAGAAATAAGGATTACTACTTTTTTTATAATGATAAATCCGGGAATCTTGTGCTTCTTCGGGTGTCCGATACAGGCGGCTGGCACGAAGACGGATACCGGCATTTGGTCCGTATTTAACCACACAAAAATCACCGTGCACGGCTGTCACAGTTGCCTGGATGATCTTGTAGTTATTTTCGACAAAATAGCATGTATCACCTATTTTCCACTTCATTTCTTTTCTTCTCCAAGATTTTTTGATATTTCTCAGGGTATGCTTTGGAATACCAGTCTAAAAAATCTCCATATATATGATTCTCAGCGCATTTGCGAGCTTGAATTGCATTACTTTTATTTTTGTATCCGCCCAGGTAATACCGTTTTCTTTTAAAAACAATATATGCTTTCCAGAGGTATACAGATCTGTCATAAGACACTCCAGAATATCCGCTGGTATTATTTGACCAAGGCTTTTTATTAACGATCTGAAGGACATCTGTCCCACCGACCATATATTTATTGTGTTCTTCCCTGGCAGCACTTATAGACGCACGATGTACTTCTGACTGCAAGCAACCGCAGCTTGTAGTATCTCCATTTCGCAAATGTATTGCCGCGACTGTGCAGTCATTGCCACAATCACAATGACAGAGCCATTTGATCGAGTGCGCCATGCGCTCATTAGTGGGACTTATGGCAACTAAACGCCCATATCTGTTACCGGTTATATCTATGGCATTTACGCCTTTGCGGTAACACCCACAGCTAGTTGTCTTCCCAGTGGTAAGATGTGCCGTGGAAACAATACATGTATTACCACAATCGCATTTACATTCCCAGAATCTCCGGCCGCCCCTGCTTTCGGAGTATCGAATAACAGTAAGACGGCCAAAGCGAAGACTGGTTAAATCTTTCATTAGCAGCACCTATCCTCTTCGATGCTGTATTCTCCGTTTTCGGTCACTTCCTCCGGTTCATCCCAGTTACATGCGCAGTCTTCCTGCATGTCTTTCGGGCGGTAGGAATCTAAAATCTCCCATTGTATAGTGTAATATGGTTGCCATCCGTCTTCGTCAACCTCGTCGGCGGTACAGATGGCGCCAGCAGTATAATATGGATGATCATTTGATCCGTCGAGATATGCCTGTTGTGTCAGGATATATAACTTACCATCTTTCTCGAAATATCCGTTTTCTGATTTCATTTTATCTATGTTATTCATTCCTTATCCCCCTTGTAATCTATATCTATATTTGCTATAATTTATTTGCTGGGGGAGCGGTGGCAAGCCCGCCCTCCCTTGGTATTTCCTAAGTCCTATTCGGACTTATTTTTTTGCTCTTCGAGTAACTTTTCCACTTTTTTCTTTGCCTCTTCTATGTCCTTACAACCGTCAAGAATCATTCCGAACATTTCTAATATTGTCTTAAACTGTTTGTCCGTCATATTGTCTTCCATGTTTCCTCCTCTCCCCGCTTGCCCGGTCATTAAGTTAATCTCTTAACTTAATCATAGTATACACTATTTTTTATATAATGTCAATACTTTAGTATATATTATTTTATATAAAATACACGAAAAGGTTTATGATATATATTATACATTATATAATTGGCTCCCCGGATTCTTTATCTATGAAAGATATCTTTAAATCAGAATCTAGGGCATCGGCTATTTTCTCCAATTCAGAAATTTTAAAAGTGTTCCTTTTATATTTGTTATTCATATTTTGCGGCGTCTGCCCGGTTCGTCGGGCTAATTCGGCCTCGCTTATATTTCCCTTCTTTACCCGGCACAAATTTATATATTCTCTTACATCCGTATGCATGGCTTATTCCTCCTTTCCTATATAATACATTGTTTTTTATACTATGTCAATTAATTAATTTATAATATATAAAATAATGTATAAATAAGTGTTGACATTATATAAAAAATAGTGTATGATGTAATCAAGATAAAGGAAACGGAACAAATAAAAGGAGGAAAACAAAATGACAGTTAATTATAAAGGCAAGGACAATGATTACGATTACCGGATTGCAGAATTCGGTTGGGATGATGAAGACCCAAAAGATACAGTATTATCAGAGCGAGTATTTAAGCTCATGGCAATCAAAGGATACAATATTGATGTAGTCGCAGACGGCTATGCTTTAATAGCTGTTGAAGACAAATCGGAATACAAAGAAGTGGTTAGTGCGTATAAAGAATCAAAGAAATGTATCCAAGATTGCATGAAATTTGGATTCTAA